TGATAAGTCACAGCGATAGCAGTCCCGCTTGTTACCGCAGCCGCGCCATTGTCTTGGCTCAAGACAGGAGACCCAGCTTGCCAGTACCAGTCCTTGCCGGTATCAACCTCTCGAATTCCGATCGTTCTCCCCACACCTCCGACTGTGATGAATGTCGGGACGCGACCAACTGGATAGGCCACGGTAAAGGATTTTCGAGTGCCGTCGCCGACGAAGTTTTCAGTGCGAGATGTCGTCAGGCCGAGTCCTGCCTTGATGTATTGTCTGTTGCGGTAGTCCTGTTTGAGATGCTCGACCTCACAAGACATGAAGTTTGGCGATGCGCTTGTTAGTGTGTACGGAGCCGCAACTGTCGATCTGTCAACAAAGTAAAGATTTTTGTCAGGGTCAATCCACCAGCTATAGCCGGTCAGTTCAGCCAGAAGGTCAAACGCAGCATTTCCGCGGAGGTAGTTGAACACGATCTTTGAAAGTATCGGGCCCGTAGCAACGTTTGTCGTGCTGATGCCGTCGCCAACAAAGTCATTGGTGACGATGTCGGTCACGATGCTGCCGAGCGTTTGTGTTGGCGATTCGTATGTTCTGGCGATCACCCGGATGTCTGCAAGGCTATCAAAACTAACGCAATCGACATCAAATTCAAGGTGGGCCGCTTGATTGACGATCACGCGCTCACGCATCGAATCAATCAGGCCTCCGAATATTTTTGAGCCACTCAGCTCGACGATCACCGGATTGCCGATGGCGGGCCGATAGGAACCGTTCAGGCTCACGATCGTAAAGGATGCACGATCACGGCTGTTTAGCGCGGACGATACCTGCAGGCTACCCGCCATCAGGTTAGACGTCCTGTTGACTGTGGCGATGGTCAGCGTGATCATCGAATACCACCAGCTTTGAGCTCGCCGACGATTAGTTGGCCAAGCGCTTGCGCATCATCGCGAGTCCACTTGCCGTTTCCAGTGTAATTTATGACGATTTGAGGTGATGCTTGATTTCCGGCGATGGTTCCGTCTTTGACCGCTTGCTGCAGTGCTTCGGTTGCGCGGCGCTGTGACATGTCACCTGCTATGGCACTTGCATTAACTGGTTCGCTTGCGGACGGGGATTCTTGATCACGCTTGAACAATTTTCCAATTTCCTCTATCGGATTCGAAACGCGCCACGGTTGCATACCGGGAGCATCCGCCAGCTTTTGCTCTGTCTGTGCAATGTCTGCCGCTATTTTTGATGAGAAGTCCATCATCACTGGCTTGAATTCGGCGTATGCGAACTCTTCCATCTCTTTCAACCCGGCATTCCATTTATTGCCGCCGATTAACGGCACCCAATCAGGAACGTCGAAACTGATTGCATTGATTGCCCTGATAACCGCGTTGACTGCTTTAATTATCAGATTAGTGCCACCGATTAGTAGGTTCTGGTACCCGACCCAAGATGCCGTCAAGTAATTGATTATCCCGCCGATCACCACTTCACCAACCTTGGCAAACCCATAACTAAATTTCTGCCATCCAAGCGTCAAAATGTCCCATACCTTGCTCCATCCGCCAAACGCCTGCGCTGCATCGTGCGCCGCCCATACAATCAAGCCAATTCCGACGGCTATTAACGTGATCGGTGCCGTCACCGCAGCCAATATTGCGCCGAATATACCAGTGACACCACCGAGGGCTTTAACTGCTGCTGCCGCGCCCGTGATTGCGTTGCCCCATTGACCAAACAATGATATTCCTGATGTAACTTTTCCGATCATTGCGACAATTGGAGAATCACCAGAACCGAGAAACGTGAATGTCTCGCTTGTCGCGCGCAACACACCTTGGAGTGCATCACCAGCTTGGCTGAAGTCAATCGTTTTCTGTATCGCATTTGCTTGGCCTGTTGCAAGCTCATCATATCGCCTGCGTAGGTCGTCGATTCGTTTATTCTGAGGGTCTAGGCCAGACGTGTTCAGTTCATTGATGGCCTCGCGCAAAATATCTTGCTTTCGCTTGTTTTCGTCAGTAGTTTCTCCCCAATACTTTGAAACTTTATCAATTCCATCGATTTTGGCTATCGCATCCGATACTATTTTGTTTGCTTTTTCCTGCACCGCAACATATTCGGCTGTTTCCTTTTCTAAGCGTTTCCAAGTTATTTGCGTGTCAAGTAACCGCTTCAGATCGCCAGCTTTAACCAAAAAGTTTGTGATGTCACGACCTGCAACAAGATACCCGCTTGCCAAGCTCTCGAGTGACTGCTTGTGCTCTTTAGTTGCGGCAACCGCCTTGCTTCCGGCCTGCTTTGCGGATTCACCCATCCTTGCGCCACTGGATGAGATTGCACCAAGTGATTTAACCGACTCAACTGATGAAGCCGAAAAAACGCCGGTCACGTTATTCATCACCTTGCGGATGTCTCCCGGTAGGCCACCCCAGGTCGAGGCAAAATTCTCTTTTGCGATCATCGCGGCACCGCGCACGGTGTCAAGCGCTCCTACTGCCGTCGCCTTAAAGGTCTCAAACGCAGCCCCTGCGCCTGAGCCAAGCTCAAACTTCGGCATCGTGAACTTCAATCCGCCAAGAGCCGTTTTAATCGAGTCTGGCAACGAATTAAACAGCGCATTGAAGGAGCGCGTTAGCGGGCCGATGAAAAACGATACCGCATTGTAGTATGCAGCTCGAAAGTTTCCGCTCAGAATTTCGAACGCGTTTTTGGCAGCACTCGTGATCGTTTGCCACGCTGAATTAACCCCATTGACCATCGACTGCCACGCGGCTATGAACAAGTTTTTTACCGTATCCCAATTTTTGATGAACGGGTAAGCGGCGAAACTTATAGTCGCAATCGCAGCCACAAGCGGTGCATTAGCCGCAGCCATTGCAACCAGTGCCCTGGTGTATGTTGCAGCCATCGCGACGGCTTGGCGGCCGACATTGACAATGCTCGGCGCGAGTGATGCCGTCATCACTGCAGCCAAACCGACAACAAGTGATTTAGTGCCAGGACCAAATGCCTGATTGAACAGTTGGATAAGCTGACCATCCGTGATCGCGTCACTGATGGCATACGCGGCATTCGAGACCTTGATGAGTGCCGCTGTGAATATCGGCACAGCCGGTCCAACCATTGCCTCGGAGATAGATCCGATGGCGTTTTTTGCTCGATCGAGGGCGCCTGCAAATGTCTTTCCTGCCGCGTCCGCACTTCCACCGAATTCCTTGCTGAGCTCAGCCAAGATGATCTTTTGCGCGCCCATCAGGTCGCCCGATTCCTGCAACGATTTGATCGTCGCCTTCTGGGCGTCGGTGAACGTAACGCCAACTCGGGTGAGCGCGGTGATACCAGCCGTTGGATCGTTCAGTGCCTTGCCCAACTGGATTGCAGCGCCGCTTGCGTCTGTGCCCATTGCCGTGCCAAGGTCGGCCATAATGGCTGTCGCCTGGTTGAAAATGTCGTTGTTTGCGCCTGCCGCGTTCTTGATGTTCGTGAACGTTAAGAGCAGGTTCTGCCCCTTCTGGATGCTCTCAGCCTCGATGCCGGTCTTGCGCTCAATCGAATCTGCGAGCAACGCCACATCTGCTGCCGCGACACCAGCGGCTCCACCTGTTGACTTGATAACCGCCGCCGTCTGGCCAGATATTCTATCTACCTCGGCGAGGGCGTGGATTGCATCCGTGATGCCACTTGTGAACGCACCAAAAGCGCGCGCCGCTAGGTCAGCACCAAGCCCACCTAGGAACGCGCCCTTGAGTGTATCGCCAAAGCTGCTAACTTGCCTTGCCGCATCGTTCAGCCCGCTACCAAGACCTGATAGGTCGGCGTTAATCTTGATAGTCAGCTGTTCTGCCACTAGCGCCGCCCTCTATTTGCTTTGGCGGCCTTCGCCGCTTTTTCTTCTGCATCAGCTTTCAGACTGTAGTATGCCACCCAATCCGTGTACTCGTCGATACTCATGCGGGTGCGCAGGTCAGCGCGCGTGATTCCAAGCTGGGAAGCCAAGTGCAGCTCGAACCACGCATCGCTATCCCGCGTCAGTCTTTTTTTGCTGCAGCCACATCCGTCTTGAGCACTCGACCGATGGCCTCATAAACGCGATTCAACGCAGCAATGCTCTTGTCGCGCAACGGACCGATGTGCTCCTCGCTGAATTTTGGCTCGATAACGCAAGCCAAGAAAAGCGCCTCACTGAACTTAGCCTCGTCTTTTTGCGCCGTCGGAGACTGGCCAGGGCCAGTGGCTGGTATGATCACCTCAGATGCTTTGTTGATTCTCTCAAAAGCAGCACGCGATAATCCGCGCACCTTCACCTTGCCGCCCCACTCAGGGACGTCCACCACCTCAGACGGGATGTCGTCAGCCGCCAGGATTTGCTCGACGCTCAAGAACTCCATTTGTCCTCCTCATGCAAAATACCGGATAGCGCGTGCTACCCGGTACATTGTATCAAACTTGAGAGAATTAGTACGTGCCGCGGGTAACGTTGCCAGTCACTTGGAACTCCGCGCTAAACGTTACGACGTCGCCAACCGCACCGGCGACCTGGTACGACGTGCAAAAGCACTCGCCAGTATAGCGAACATTGCTAACTGTGCTGCCCGCCGGCCCATATTGGAAGCTAACCGATGCAGCCTGGCCAAGGATTGGCGCAAGCACGGCGTCAAGCACGGCGTCCCATTTACCGCCGATGGAGATCGTGGCGTCCCGAAGGCCCACAATGTAGTCTTTCGAGGCATCACCAAACGTCGTGGTTTCAGCTGTCTCAACGACTTGTGGGAAGTCTACGTTGTCGCAGTAGGCGCTGATGTCAGTCAGCGTGCCACCGCTATTGTCCACCCGGAAGTCAGTAGTCCGACCGTGTACGAAAGGCATGGTATTTCCCTCCTATTTCCTTGCCGCTGTGACGGCCAGTGTGCGCGTCCCTGATGCTGCCGAGACATTTACCCGTAAATACCGATTGACCGTACCAGTGGTTGTCTTGTGTTCCCCGCCCGTGCTTGCGTTGGCCGTGAAAGTAATCAGGTCAACCCAGCTTACGTTGTCGGTGCTGTGCTGTATCTTAACCGTGGTCGATACTGAATTGGAAGTAATATGCAGGTTGGCCACCAAGCCATTTGCACTCGAGGCAAGATTGTCAAGAGCGACGGTGTTGACGCTGGTCGCGTAGGTCGTGAGTGCCGCAAGCACCTGGCCTCGATACGCGCCGCTATTCCCGGTGCCATCCACTTGCATTTCAACTGAGACGGCCACCGCGTCACCAACGGCTGATGTGATTTGATACGATGTGTCGTGCGCCTGCACAACGAGTGCACGATTACCAGCCACCGCAGCGCCTTCATCACAAGCTGATAGCGCCGCCGCCGTGCTGTTGCTGAGCAAGCCGGCCATAATGGGATCGATGGCTCCGACTGCGCCGTCCCAGAATCCCGACGCACTCACCGTGCCGTCAATGTGGCCGTTGACGAACTGCTTGGCGACGCCACCGAACGTCGTTGTCTCGCTGTTTTCGACACCGATAGTTTGGTCGATGCTGTTGAGGAACGCGCTCACATCCGTGCCGTTTAGCAAGACCGATATTTTTGAACCGTGGACGAAGGGCATGGCTATCTCCTTGCTGCCGTGACGAGAATTTGTGGACTGCCGGATGTGGTGACGAGCGTGCGCAGGTAACGGTTTACAGGTCCGACCGTTGCGCCTGATTGGGCGAACTTAATGCTGGCGGTCTGGTAGGACGCGAACAGGTCTGCCCAAGTGCTGCCGTCTGGCGAGTGTTGGATGACGACTTGCGTTGTCGCCGCGTTGTTCAGCATGTGGATGTTGAAAGCCATTCCGTTGGTTGTGCCCGCGCCATTGTCGAGTGCTGTGGATGTGCTGTTATTGCCACGGACAGCGAGCGGGGCGAGTACTTGGCCTCGGAAAGCGCCGGTTGGGAGACGAGGGATGAAGATTTCAAATGCGGTTACTTTGAAGCCTTTTGCGGAGTTAGTGGTATTTTTGGCCACACCATGTTGGGTTGACCCAGATGAGCCTGTTGGGGCCGTGAATGACACCCGATAAACTGATCCATACACATTAGTAACGACACCATTTGTTAATGTTGAACTTGCGCCACCATTATTCATAAAAAGATTTGCGTCAGCTGTCGCATCTGTTGCGCGACCAATAACGGGAACACTGTCGTCATTCATCTTCATATAGCAGGAAAAAGTTGCAAAAGTTTGCGTTGGTATCGTCAACACTCTCACAATGTATCTTGTCACCGAGTTGTTTGGGAACTCCACACTATTCACAAAACCGCTTATGCCTCCAGGGGAATTTGTTGGAGAGCCACCGGAAATGTATGACGCCAGCGGTATATCATTCGACCCCGGAAACAGATTCTGCTCCGTCACGCTATTCGCAGCATTGCCGGACCCATCCACCTGAAACTCCGCGCTCACAGCGACAGTATCGCCCACCGCGTTGGTCACTTGGTATGATGTGGCCTTAGCGGACGCGACAAGGGCTTTAGCGCCCAGCGTGTTGCCTTCGTCGAGGATGGAGATTGCGTTGGGGAGGTTTGTGGCCTCGAGCGTGAGGCCGGCTGCCCGAAACGGCTTTGCAGTTGAAAAAGAATTCTTTAAAATGCGCCCAATCGGTATCCCATTGTAATTGGCGTCCACAAAAGACAAAGATTTCTGCACGCGGTATGCTGAACCAGAAAAAACTGAAACATTTGTTCCGTAAACTATGGGACCGAGATTAAAATCACCAGATGTGACCATATTCAAAAAAGGCACTGGGACGCTGTTATCGTCCATTTGAACAACCGCATAAAAGTTGTAAACAGCATTGGCAACAATTTCAGGCGGGGCTTTAGTTGCTTCACGATTGGCTCCATTGTCTCCAAATTGAATGCTCGCCGCAAAACCACTGATCGGCGTGCCAGCATTCGTGACATTCGACACATTCGTATAATTCGCCACCGCATCCCCAGGAGGCAACAGGTTTACATTTTCAAAAAGCCGATTCATCACCGCATCGATGGCATCGGTCGCGCCATCCCAGTACCCGCTCAGCGTGATCGTGCTGTCCCGCAATCCCTTCGTGTACGTCTTGACGGCGCTGCCAAAAACGCTCGTCTCTGACATCTCGCGGCTGATGCTTTGCTCGATACTGTTCAGGAACGCGCTGCACTCCGTGGTGTTGATGAACGTCCGCGTACCCTTGCCGTGCGTAAAGCTCATCGCTACATCCTCGCTGCCGTAATGACGACTGTGCGGGTGCCCAGCGTACCGCTCCAGGTCGCACGCAAGTACCGGTTGACCGTGCCAGTGACAATCTTACGCTCAGCGCCACGGCCAGCCGCGATGGATGCGAAGGTCACCAGGTCGCTCCAGTTGACGTTATCTGTGCTGTGCTGAATCTTGGCGATGGTCGACTGATCGCTCGCGGTGATGTGTAAGTTGGCGATGATGCCGTTACTGCTCGCGCCGCCGTTGTCAATTGCCGAGTAGTTCTGGCTTGCGGATGTGATCGATGTGCCGTTGGCGAGTACGACGCCTCGATGTGTGCCGAAATTGCCGATGCCTGAACCGTCAAGCTGGAACTCTGCGCTCACCTGCACGGCCTCAGACACGCTCGCCGTGATGTTGTATCCACTGGCCAGCCCGGAAGCCACCAGCGCGCGATTGCCAACCATCCCGACTCCGCCCTCGGCAACAGTCAACACTGTGGCTGAATCACTGTCCAGCGCGGCGCTTAGAACCTCATCAACACCCGAGGCCACGCCGTCAAAATATCCGCTCATCGAAAGTGTGCCGTCAACTTGGCCTGCAACGTATGCCTTGCTTTGCGCGGTAAAGGTTGTCACCTCGGCAGTATCAACCGTCTGTGTCTGGTCGATGCTGCTTAAGAACGGGCTCAGGTCGAACCCGTTCGCAAAGATGTTTGCACCTTTACCGTGCGTTGGCATCTTTATGCCTCCTCGGCCTCAGGGGCTGGCTCTACCTCGTTGTAAACTACGTTGCCATTGGGCATAATCTCAGCCTCGATGGCGGGCTCGTCGATCACTTCAGCGCTTGCTTCAATTTGCGCCTGTACGGCCGCCATCAGTGCCTCAGCTTCTGGGTCGTACTCGACAATGCAGCCCTGTTCAAGCAGCCAGCCGATGGACTGCTGAGGGATGTCGGAGCAAACGTCGCCCGGTTCGCGTCGGGTCACGCCGTAATTCAGGCCCACCAGAACCTTGTATTCCTTCTTGCTCACGCTATCACCTCCATGCTGAACTCCACCCCTAGATACTGTACACCCGCAAGCTCGTACACGCCATAACCTTGCGCGCTCATCACGCGGGTAGTCTGCGCATTGCCACCGAGTGTGACGTCACCATCGATGGCCGCACGGATGCTTTGCACGCCATCAGGCGACACGTAGTCGTCAAGCTTGCGCTGTGCCTGGTCTTCCTGCACGTCACAAGCGTATACCCGCACCGGTACCACCAGCCGCATCCGGACGGACCTGAAGCTGTAATCGTACTCCACTGCATTCGGCATACCTACCACCGCGCAGGGCACCATCACGGAGTCTGGTATCGTGTCATACACGTTTAGTGACGTGATCGTCTTGATTCGAGTTCCGATGCCGTCCCGGATTGATTGTATGCTTGCCATTTCACAGCTCCATCTCTCTGACAGCACGTCGAATAATCGCGATGAACTTGCTGCTATTATCTTCGAGCATCCCGCGCAAGTATCGCCTCGGCTTTAATCCGCCGCGCCTCGTGATTGATGTCGCAACAGCGCCAGCACTGACTAAGTTTCGGCGCACCGGACCCCAATTGCTTAGTGCTCCAACCGGCACCACGTGAACACGCCTCGGCCAGTTTGGGTGATCGTGTGTCAAGCCCGTGCCGTACTCCATATACTTGGCGTAAGGCAGTTCGCCAGACGAACCGATAACGCCTATATCGACGCTTAGCATCATTGGTTGATCGTCAACTTTATGAGTGATCGATGCACGGAGTCGACCAAAATCAACAGGCGCCCGGCGCTTGCTGTCTGTTTCGCCCATCCGGCCAATTTTGTTCAGCGCAACCCGCAATGGCTCGCGCACGAACCGATCACTGTGCAACTTCTTTATGACGGCGTCCGCGTCAATATCCACTCGAATCCTAGCATCCATATACTGCTATCTTTCGGTACTGAGCCAGCAAACTGTTGACCTCAGGATCCTTTGACGATACTCGCGAGAATCCAAGTTCAGGCGTCCCGATCACGCCGAACGCCGCGTCCCGCCTCTTGAAAAAGCGCACAGCCAAAATCAGGCAAGCCTGGTTGATCGCCTGTGGATGCGATCCCGTCGCGTTGTATCCCCAGCTTCCGTTGATACGCACCCCGCGCCGACCGTGCGGGAAGTTCAGAGTCGCAAGATGACTTGTGTACACAGAACTATATGGCGCCGTCCCTGGTTCCAATTCAAAGTCGTTGGGCCCAAGCGCGACGTATTGGCGATCACCGGTATCTACAGCGATCTCAGTGACGCTAAGGAGATCATCCGGCAATGAAAGGTAGTCCGGCTCCTCGGCCTCAAAAAAACGAATCGCGGATGTCGAGAAAAACACCCTCCGCGTAAAATTGTCAATCGCCCGGCTAGCGGCCTCGATGGCAAGCTCAAGACGAGAGTCGTCGTTGGTGCTCGTCGTGCTCAAATACGCCTTGATTTGCGATAGGGTCGCGTAGCCGTTCGTGATTGCCATAACTACCCCGCGTGTGCATTTGCGACGCAGGTGACCGCGCCGCTTGAGTAGTTCGATATTCTAGCCCTGAAATACGTCGCACCACCAATTAAGTCACAAGTCGTGATCGTCGGTGCTGTAATTGTTTTAACTTTGGTGCCTGGGTTGGTGCTGGTTAAATCACTGGCTGATATTTCAAACCAATTTACGTCGTCAATCGTGATTTCAAGATGAACACTTGCATTAAATGTGCCCGTTATTGATATGATCACGTGATTAAAACCGTCTAACAATAATTTAGTTCCGTTGCCATCTGCCGCGGCGGCATTTTGCAAAACAACTGGCCCACTATTCGACGATTTCATCTTGCACCTTCTTTGGCCGGCCTCGCCGGATTATCTTGTCCTCAGTCTCGATGCTCGTTGTCACGTACACCTCGTCTTTGGCAAGAACAGGCTCAAGCGCCATCCAGCTGCCAGGAGAATCAGTGGATAATGCTTTCTCAAGCTCGGCGTTATCCACGGTATCTCCGGCTTGCCAAGACCCGAGGCTGCTCTTGTATGCGCTGACACATCTCAACATTAAATGCCGTCCAGCTCTTGCAATATATAAACCGACACAAGCAGGTCCGAGGTTGTTCCGTTCCAGGTCGCGCCCGTCGTAATTCCGATTCCTACTCTATCACCAGCCCTCAACGTTACTTTGCCACGTGGGATCTTCACCATGCCAGCTGCTAGCGTGGTGATAGCTGTCGAAAAGTTTGCGTTCTTTGTGTTGTTTACAAACACGTGTACCGTCAGAGTTCCAACGGTTGCGGCGGCGCTTAGGTCTGAGACAACCGCGCACAATTCACCATTGAATGGCACCGTAATATTAGTGACTTGATTCGATGCATCATTCAGACGAACGTCAGTCTGGGAGGCTGTGACGTTCGCTTGAAAGAAATTCTTACAGACCATCTGACCTTTGGCGAGCTCTCTTGTAATTTGCATAGCACCCTCCTTAAGGCAAAGCCGGGGTCTCCCCCGGCCTGCCGATCTCCTTACAAGTTGATGTTGTACAAAACGTCTGCGAACTCGATGCCTGATGCAGCGCCCGTAGGGCTGAACCGACCGAGACCCATACGCAGGCTGTACACGATGCGTGATTGATCGGAACCGATCAAACGCTCCGTCTCAACCTTCACGCGACGACGCCAGCCAGCCTTGAGCCCGCGCATGTTCGCGCAGACAACTTGACCGCGGGTGTTGTTGGCTGCTGTGTTTGAAACCTTGCCGTCTGCCTCGGTGAGCGGCATCGCCATCGATGAAATTAGCGGATTGCGACCGATGCGCGCCAACTCGCCAGTGAGGATGGTCGCACCCGGACCATACTTGTCAACGGTCAGCACTTCATCAAGCTGACCAATCAATTCAGCAACGTGTGGGCTCGTGATATAAACGACGTCCTCATTGTTAATCGGGTGACCCCAATCAACAAAGCGAGTGGTGTCGATCATGCGGTTCAATTGACCGCGCAAAGCAGTGTATGAAACCGCGCCACCGAGCGCCAAGCTGTTTGCGGTGTTGTCGACAATACCAGCGTGACGCAAACCGTCGAACGCCAAGTAATGCTTGGTGTCAGCCGGGTCGGCATCATCCAAATTGATATTTCCCGTCGCGGCGTTGGTCGTGTCGCCGTTCAAAATCAAGCTATCGCTGTAGTGTGCAATAGCCAAAGCCGCTTGACGACGCAAGAACGGGAGGAATGGGATGATCGAATCCTCTTCAAGCTCGCCGCTCCACACTTGATGGATGACGAACTTTTTGGCGTCAACCTGCACGCGCTGTGAGCCGGTTTTGCTCGTTGCATATGGTGTAGTGAACGCCGTTGCGCCGGAGCTTTCACCAACGAACAGCATCTCGGGAATGTCCACTTCAACCGGCAAATAGGCCGTTGGAGCCGTCATTTCGAATGTATCCACAAGGCTGAAAACGCGAGACAAAGGACGTGCCGCTTCCCACAAGTCAGCAGCGTACTGAGCGCCCATCAACTGCAAACCAAAACCGGTTTCGGCGCTATCCATCGCCTTGGCGTAGGCCTCGAGTTCAGCCTTGTTGGCCATGCCCTTGCGGACGCGCGGGAAAAGGTTGTCGAGCGCCGTACGGTCGTAGGCCTTTACCAGGCTCTCATCCATATAGGTCGCTTTGCTAACCGCAGCAAACGCATTGGCAAGCTCGCTTGACGGCCCAGGGCCCATCCCGGCATTCTTAGCAGCGGTCGTGATGTCGTATAACATCTCGATGTCGCTCGCGCTCAAGTTGTGACGCGCGAACTTGGAGCCCACCAATGCCGGGTCGGCAGAACCAAAACGCATTTTGCGGTATTCGTCTGCATTATCGTGCTGGGCGTTTTTGACTATACCCTCGGCAATTTCCTTGACCTGTTTCTCGGTCAAGTTGCTGTTCTGAATTGAATCCAGCCGCGCCGCGACATCGCGGAGCAAGCCTTCGAGCTGGCTATTGTCCATTTTCCCTTCCTCCTACGAAGCGCGTGAGCGCGTCTACCACGCCTGCCTCTACCTTGTATTCCTCTGGCTTACAGGCTTCTGCCATAGGCTTTTGCACGGGCTCATCACCCATCGCGGAATCAATCACCCCTTGAATGGCGTCAATCGCCGCTTGCAACTTTTCAAGATTAGCACTCGAGATAACACGACCGGCCTTCTGCTCGATCGCACCACCGTTGTTACCGATCACGTCGTCACCCTCTTCGGTCTCCTGCTCTTCATCCGGCTCGGCGCTGCGGATGCGTACCGCGTCACGATTAGCCGGGACGGCCACCAGGCTGATTTCCAACAACTCAGCTTGTGTATGCGTTAGCGGTTGACCAGCCCCACCGGGACGGCGAGCCAGTGAGCGGAACCCGACACTAACCGTGCGCAGGAACCCAGTGTTGACAAGCTCTTGTGCGCACTCGCCCTTCTCGGTATCGGCAAAGATGATGTCGGCTTCGAGGGCGTCACCGATCACCTCCACCCGTACGGCCCGCCCGATCACGTCCTCAATCGAGTCATACTTGTGACTGTCCAGCACCACCGGATTGGCACGATAAGAATCCAAGACCCAGCCGGTCTGGTCTACGATTTCATTCTGGCGGTCGACGCTCGCCGTGGAGGCTCGAAAGGTATACACCCTCGCGCCTTCGGTCTCGACAACGTCAACGTATTGTGCTTTAACAACGAGCATTTACTTGCCCTCCGTAAACCGTTGTAGTTTGGCAATGGCATCGGCGTCAAGCATCCCGCGTGCTTCATCCTCATCGAACACCCATCCGATGGCACACCGGCAATTGATATCCTCTTCAGGTAGGCCAATTTGGCCAGGCGCTTGCCCGCCTCCACCGCCCACCATAAAGTCATCATCCAGCGGGATCGGGCTCTCTTGATACTGCGTGTGCGCCTCGATGTGGCTGTCTCGCGTGCGTTGGTCAAGCGCTGCTATCCACGTTTTTTTCGAGTCCACCCCGCTTTGCTTGGCGCCCAACAATGCCCCACCGTTCAGCGCGCCTATCGTTTCAGTCCGCGCGATGGTCTCGGCACTCGACCGAATCCGGTCGCCCATCACTTGCTGCACCAACTCCTCAATCTCCGGTATCGTCTTGCCGCTGTTGATTGCATCAGTGATGCCCTCACGCAATTGGTTCCACGTGGTCTCGTTGACCTGTTCGGCAAACCGCTGTGTGCGTCCCATCAAGAATCGATTGCCATCAGGCGTGTCAAGATTGAATCGAGCATCGACGTTTAATTGATTGAATGCATCCGCGCCACCGGCCTCGGCAGCATCCTGAATCTGGCCCATCAGGCGGTCTGCAAACACGCTCTGCCAGTAGTCACCATCCCACAATGCATCGATGTCATCAGGCGTCAACGCCTTGCTCGCGCGCTCATCTGCCTTGTCCATCTGGCTCACCAAGCGCTCAGACCAATCACGACCTGGCTCGCCGCCCCAAAGCAGAAACGCGACATATCCGGGTGTCTCTTCACCATCTTTGTCCCAACCTGTCACCTTGTCGCTCGCGTGCCGCGCGTGCCAGGCTCTCATCTTGCGCGCTTTGTCTGGCGTGATCGCCTCACCGGCAGCAAGCCTACGTGCCCATCGGATCGTCGCAGCCACCAGCCCATCTCCACCACGCCCTGCTTCGTACAATTCGATACCCTTCCTGAACGCGCTCCGCACTCGTCCGCCCGGCCTGAAGTCTATCCCGTCATAACCTGCCGCCTTCGAACCCTGCTCCGCAACGGCTGCCGCGATGGCATCACCCTGCTCCTGCATCAGCTCGCTCAAGATGCGCACAAACTGTGTTTCGATGCGTTTTGCACGCAAATCAAACTGCTTCCAGATGGCGACGTGCTCAGGAGACCCAAACTCGATGAATCCACGACGTCCCATCGTGCCCGACATCTTTTTGATCGCCCTTGTTTCGTCTTGCCTGTTATCTTGATTTGTCGCTGGCGGAAGCACTGGCATCATCGGGGTGTTACCCCACGGGTATTCGCCGCCCTCAGGAAGCATTTGCGGAGCAATTTGCGACAAAACGCGATTAAGCGGAACACCCATCGCCACCCACTTACCTGCCTGATCGGCAAGGCTCGCCTTGTCAGGCTGCAGTGCGCTTACGTGCGTGGTGTCGAACTCCACAAGGTCAACATCCGGAAAAAACTTGAGCATTTGCTCGGTGATTTCAGATGCAATCATCGCTCCCTCGGGAATCAGGCAATCCGTCCACAAACCTTTGTAAGCTTGCTCGATATTGCTATATGTCGCGTGTTCGTGGTCACCAATCAGCTCAGGCGGAACACCATAGACTGAGGCCACATCTGAGCGCGTCCACTTCATCAGCTCGATAAACTGAGCATCCTTTGGCGAGACACCCATCGTCTGAAAGTTTGCCGCTTGACCAAGCACGGCCAGACGGTGCGCTTTGTCTGCCCCCTTGAAGCGCCGCTCAAGGCTTTCGCGCAACTGCTCTGTTTGCTCGCGTGACCACGCGGTTTCTTTATCCTGCGGCGAGACAACGCCTGCAATTTGCAGCCCGTTTTTAAAGATCGAGTGATTCGATTGCAGCGCTCCGTGCGCCGTGTCAATGGCCAGCCTAGTCGCCGCGATCGGAGACAAGCCCATAAACTCGTCCAGCGGGTTTGGGTGCCTGAACCAGATCACCTCATCAGGCGTGAACGGAAGCCGCTCGTTATCCCAGTCGTATATCCACCCGGCAATGTAATCCTGCTCGTGTGGGACAAGACGCATCCTGTCCGGCCGTGCCCACCATATCTCTCGTGGCGTCCCTTGCCCGTTGGGTCCACGCTCCAAAACCCAGAATGCCTGCCCCCATAGGCACAAGCTCAACTCGGTCATTTGCATCAAACGGTTGTACGTCCAATGAGGATTCACGCTTTGCATCAAGTCCGTGAACGGACCATCCGTTACCTCAACGCGCTCGCCATTGACCATCCGGTAGGCCCTAAGCGGGAGGCTTGCTACGTTGCGGGCACGAAGTGTGCTACACGCATAAACGCTTGATGACGTTGCGATATAGTCGCCATACGCTGGCGGTGCGAACGGTTCGGGGTCTTTGCCCCAATAGGTATCAGCGGGCTCGACAACCGCAGGCCCAAGCCGGAACGCCTTGAGCGCGTGCTGTATTCTGTCGATCCATCGCATACGCTACCCCCAAACTAAAAAGCGCCGCCCCAGGAGGAGAACAGCCACCAGGGCGGCAACTATCTTGGATTGTATCACAACGGCTGGTCAAGTATCACGCAAGTGCACTCACACCACATCACCAAACTGCCGGCAATGCTTCTCCATCTCCCACTTGGCAAACCCATTGCGCATCATCGCTTGCTTCAGGAGCGGATTGACATCATCTGGCAAGGATTCTGCAAGCTGCATCCACTCGTTACCTGATACCAAGTGTGGTCTGTCGAGCGCTTGCCACACGGGGTCGGGTAATTCATAGGTGCA